ACTTCGCCTAGGAGGTTCCTGAGTGGTACGCCTTTATAGAGAGACGACTTGCCCTTTTGAGTTAGGAAGTCTTCTAGCGGGATGCCTGTAAGGTTGTGGCAAGCTCTAGCTAGCGGTAGTTTTACATTTACAATTTCAAAACCTAGTCGCTCTAGAATAAAGCGTACTTCTGACTTTCCTGAGTGCGGTTTTCCACACAATCCAATTAACATATTCCTAATTCACTCCTATGCATCCATACTTGGGTAGGCACTTGTCCCTTCCGGCTATAGGCAGCAGCCCTATTAAAGGGAATATACTCTTCATTGATATTATTAATAATAAGGTCGTACCTAGTTAGTTTCTCACCAGCATGTGGCCCACCTATACAGCGGAAGCGTTGCGCGGCTGTTTCGCCTTGACTAGTATGAGTAATACCGTTCCACTCGTAAGTGTTAGTGAATCTGTACCTCCTAGTCTTAGCTCCGTCCTTAATCATTTCATACTTCATGATTTAGAATATCCCATAGTTTGGTATGGCTTCGTAAGTTTCACGGCTAGCCGGTTCATAATCAGCAAGGGTACTAGGTCTCTTGTCACTAACTTCAACGATAGGGAAACCGCCACCATCCATTAGCGACTTAGTATCAACCCAAACCTTTGACCTATTAGCGGGCCACTTGTCTTTGTTAGCGTAAAGTTCATTAAGCCCATACTGCATGATGATCGAATAGAGACCAGACCCCTTTACTATTTTGTAAGCATTACCTGCATAGTAAACAAGCATGTATGGTCGGTCAGGGAAACTAAACTGACCATCCTTAATATAAGGTTCAGTACTATCAACCCTTAGACCAAGTTCAATCCACATTAGAAGATGCCGTAGTTAGGGATAGCTAGATAAACCTTTTGGTCATAAACAACCTTAGGCTCTTCAGGAACAGGGGTTTCTTTAGGGTCGGGATTAAGAAGCGTGAAGCCGTCTTCAGTACCAAGAAGATGGTCATAGAAGCTTACTTCAAGTGCGCCAGTGCCGCTTTTGTAAGGCTTCTGAAGTGAAGTTACACTAACAAAAAGACCCCTGAGTCCCTTATCAAGTACGTATCTGCTAATCTTCTTAGTTGTACTATGGTTAATATCATCAAGATATTTATGGAGAAGAGCGGTCGTAGGAACCCCTAAATATTGATCGCCTAGCAAAATGAAGTAACTTCCGTAACTGTATTTGACAGTACCGGTTTGCTTCCCCGCATTTGTATGCCAACCTTTTAACTGAATAATTTCTGTCGCCACTAAAACAACTCCCAAGGAAAATCTTGACCATCGGGAAGAAGGTTTTCAGCAAAGCCGGGAGTATTCCTAATCACTGCTAACCTTTCCTTCCTGTGGTTATCTAAATATTCGTTGTACGTATCGTCAAAATCGAGAACGAAGCAAACATTAGCGCCTGTCTTCTTTTCTCTAAGACCTCTACCGATACGCTGGCGATAAGCTACTTCAGCCTTGCCGCCACCGGCCATAATTACTAGACCAATGGCCGGAACATCAACCCCTACATCTAAGATTCGTGAACCAATTAGCACATCAATTTTCTGATTGGCGAGCTTAGCTAGTGCGTTCCTACGTTGGTCACTGTCGTTCTCTCCAAAGATGTACTCAGCCTTTAAACCTTTGCTACGTAACTGTGCTAGCAGGATACGACCGTGTTCCTGTCTCTGGATAAGAATTAGGGTAGGAATCTTCTTGGCAGCAGCTTTGACACTGTTAGCTACAATAGCTTCGTTCCGGTTATCACAATGAGTGATACCTTCGTGCACTGCTTTCTGGTAGTTACTGCCAAAGCGTAGCTTGCTTGGCTTATCATATTTAGCGAAGCTGAAGATAGGCTTAGCATTGATGCCTCTATCAATCAGCATCTTCTCAGTTACTTCCATCCCTACGGGACCGAACCCGCCTAGGAGCTTCATGTTCGACTCTGAGTTAGTCTGCATGAAGGGAGTAGCTGTTAGACCAAGACGATAATGAGCATTAGGACAATTCTGAATAATGTTCCAATAGCTGTTATCGCTTATTTCGTGAACTTCCTCACCAATAATAAACTCGACACTGTTAAGGTAATCACGAATAGCGCTTCCCATTTCGTCATTCTGTTGAAGTCGTTTGGAAAGAGTTTGAGACATAGCAACTGTAAGTTCTCGTTTGATAGAGAATCGGTTGTCTCCAATAATTCCGGGGTCAAATTCAAATCCTTTCATGCGTTCCCAAAACTGATACAGTAATGGTTGTCGTTTAGTTAGAATGAGAGTTGGTCTAGCAATACGTGTAGCAGCTAGAGCAGCATGGAAAGTCTTACCGGCACCGGTAGCAAATCGGGCAATCATGATACCACGCTTTTCAAGCGCCTCTACGCCTTGCCACTGGTAATCGTAACGGTCTGAGTAGGAGAACCCGCCTAAGGTCTCTGGCAGCGTTCCTAGCGGCTCTGGAAGCGGTTTGGACAGGTTAGTGACCTGATAGCCGTTCTTATACAGCGTAGCATTCACGATACCCTTGAAACCAACGGGGAAGGTTTCAGTGCGCCAATCAAACATAGTGCTGCGACCATCCCAACGGCCAGCCTTATATGCGTCAGTATTCTCAAAACCATCAACATAATAGCTGAGAGCTTCAGTTACGATAGCCTTGACTTCCTTTGGGGGATTAAGAAGTTTTGACTTAATTGCGTTGGAAACTATTCTAATTTCTAAAGACATATGTTATAGTGTGAATAGTATATCACAGAAAGAATGTCAATGAAATTACAATATATGAGTCCTCATAGTTTGGTTCCCAATAAATGGAATTCAAACAAAGTAGACCGTAAGAACTTTGAAAAACTAAAGCTTTCCCTTCAGAACCTAGGCAGTTTCAAGCCGGTGATTGCAAGAGAAGTCGGTAGCTACCTAGAGATTATTGGTGGATACCATCGTTGTGAAGCAGCTAAAGAGCTAGGCTTTCCAGAAATTCCAGTGATTAACCTTGGTTCGATTGACGATCAAAGAGCTAAAGAGATTGGTTTGGTAGACAACACCAGATACGGTGAAGACGATACTGAGCTACTTGCAAAGCTCCTAGATGAGATTGACCAAGACCTAATGGCAGATATCATCCCTGAGGCTCCCGTAGAGCTTCCTACGCTAGGTGATGCTACCAGTGAGCTAGCAGAAGGTCTAAAGCGTGAAGCAGAGCTAGAAGACAGTCATAAGGTTCTCAGGTTCCGCCTTGAAATTGATAAGGCAGAAGAGATTGAAGCTCTCCTAAGTAGGATAGCTCACGAAAAGAACATTAGATATCCGGATGGATATTCAAACTTCAGTGAAGCTCTCTATCATGCTCTCATTATCGGGGAGGAATAATGGAAGACGAAGAAGAGATTTTCGAAAGTGACAAGTTTGATGAATGCTGGTCTTGCAAGTTTAGGTTCTGTGAAATGACTTGTGATGATTGTGGTTACGGTGAGAACTTTGAACAGGAAGACCCGGATGAAGTAGATAAGGATTTTAGAGGTTACATATAATGACGATTAGATTTACGCTAAAGCAGATTGAAATACTAAAGGTAATCCAGAACGCCAATCCGGATGGTACCCTTTGTAGTGTTTACGATATCATGGATAACCTCTCCTATGAGGTTCGCCGGGATGCAGTCTTGCATTCAATTAGGATTCTAGTCGAAGCCGGATACGTTGAGCGGAGAGATAGAGTCAAACGTGGGACTAGGAGCATCAGAGTCTTCTGTGTAACCACTAAAGCCGCTGAACTACTCTAAAAAGAGGGATTCCCAAAAAACCTGTCAAGAGGAAAAATACCTAGGGAATCCCTTGACTCACACTAAAAATTGGATTAAAACCCAAAGCATCCCCCCTTGTAATCCCCCAAAAGTGTTAAGAGTTGTTAACTTTTAGATTCCATGTTATCATTAGATATGGAATTAGAAAAAGAAGACACACCAAAAAGACTTAAAGAATCAGAATGGGTAGTAATTAGTTCTCTATGGGAAAGAGGGGAAGTAACTCTAAAAGAACTATCAGAAAAGTTTAAGGTTTCTGAAGCTGCTCTATCTCAAGGTCTAAAGCGTAGAGGTATTAAAAGAGGCGCTAAAGCCCACCTAGCTTATAAAGAGACCGAAGTTAAGATCAAAGAAGAAAAAGAGAAGATGGTGGAAGAAATCTTCCACTTCAAGAAGAAGTTCCTCCGGTATGGAGACTTCCTAATGACCCTTGCTATGAGTGAAATCAGTGAGGCTAAGAAGGAAGGTAAAGCTCTTTTCACTAAGAAGCCTGAACTAGATACTATCTTTGCTGCTACCAAGATTTACAAGACTATCAGAAATGATATGTTCCATCTTTATGACCTCTACAATCCTGACTCTGCTCCGGCTGATAACTTAGAGTTTAACATTGGTGTTTACTCTGAGAAGGAAATTGAAGAGCTTAGGGAAGCGCAAGAGATTCTAGCTAAAGAATTCCCCTCCGGTGAAGAAGAGGAAGACGAAAACCAAGAGGAACAGTAATGATTGCTGCTCCTACTTTCGATATCAAGCTGCATCCATCGCAAGCACAAGTCTTCACTGACCCTGCCCGTTTCAAGGTGATGGTCTGCGGTCGTCGCTTTGGTAAAACCCAAGGTCTCAAAGCAGAGATTGTCAAAGAAGCTTTCACTAAGCCGGGAAGTATCATCTGGTACGTAGCCCCGACCTATAAGCAAGCCAAGCGCTTGATGTGGGAAGAGCTTAAGAAGATCATTCCACTAGCTTTCATTAGGAAGAAGTCTGAGGTTGAGCTAATCATTGACCTTTGGAATGGTAGTCAGATTGCACTGTTCGGTGTTGATAAGCCTGATGGTCTACGTGGTTCCGGTATTAATCTTCTCTGTATGGATGAGTACCAAGACTTCAAGCCTAGAATCTTTGATGATATTCTTTATCCTCTGATCGTTGACCGTAGAGGTAGAGTCGTCGTTGCTGGCACTCCTAAATCATACAACCTCCTGTATGAACTATACATGAGAGGCTTTGATAAGGAATGGCAAAAGCACGGCTGGAAGAGTTGGCAGTTCGTTACCGCTGACAATCCGTTCATTCCAAAGGATGAGATTGCACAGGCAGAACGAAACCTAGACCCTAAATCTTTCCAGCAAGAATTCATGGCTTCATTCGAGACTATGGACGGTAAGGTGTACTACGCCTTCAACCGTAAGCTTCACGCTAAGGACTTCCTACCGTTTAATCCTGACTTACCTATTTGGGTAGGACAGGACTTCAACATCAATCCGATGAGTACGGTTATCCTACAGCCTCAACCCAATGGTCAAATTTGGGTAGTAGATGAGCTATTCCTAAAAGACACTAGCACACATGAGCTAGCAGAAGCCCTAGAGAATAGATTCTTCAAGGCTGACCTGAAGAAGAAAGTTGAAATCTATCCTGACCCTGCTGGTAGCGCCAGAGGCCATACCAGAGGCGAGTCTGACTTGGATATCCTAAGGCAGAATGGTTTCAGGAAACTCTTCTACAAGCGTAAGCATCCACTCGTAGCTGACCGCATTAACGCTGTAAACAGAATGCTACTTACAGCCTCCGGTGAGTCACGCTTGTTCATTAGCTCAAAGTGTAAGCACCTAATCGCTTCACTAGAACAGACAATCTACAAGGAAGGTTCAAGAGAAGTAAACAAGAAGCTTGGTACAGAACATATGACTGATGCTCTTGGTTATGTAATTGATTTTAGATTCCCTGTAACGAAGAAAAACTATTACGGTATTAGCCGTTAGTGTGATAGAATGAATGATTAAGAGGATATAATGGCTGATACTAAACTGGCTGAAGTACTCCAAAAGGTACACCCTGAGTACGGATGCTTTCTCAACGAATGGCGTTTCTATAAGCAGACTTATGATGGTGGTCGTAAGTGGTTTGAAGATAATATCCATAAGTATGTAAAAGAAGGTGATACTGAATTCAAGGAACGTATGGACCGTGCCTATCGGTTTAACCATACTCGGGAAGTCGTAGACCTAGTAAACAAGTACATCTTCAAAGCTGAGATATCACGTAAGGAAGACGCTGAAGACGTTGTTAAGTCTTTTTGGACTAACGCTACCCTACAGAAGCGTGACATTACTAGCTTCATGACAATCGCCTCTGCCCTATCAAGTATCTATGGTCGTGTTTGGGTTGTAGTCGATAGTAATAGCCCCGGTGGCAAGGTGAGTGTTGCACAAGCAAAGAAGCTCAATGCCAGAACGTATTGCTATACTGTCGCCCCTGAAGACGTTCTAGACGTTTCCTTTGCTGACGATGGTGAGCTAAACTGGATTAAGATTAGAGAGTTCGTAAGAGACGATAGCGACCCATTCACATACACTGGCGAGATTAAGCACAAGATTCGAGTTTGGACTCGTAACGAGTGGTTCCTGTTTAGTGTGGACGGTGCCAGCACTTCAAGACCTAAGTATGAAATGGAAGATAGCGGTGTCCATGATTTAGGTATCGTTCCTGTTACTTACCTAGACCATTCCGAGACCGAAAGCCCATACACTAGCACCCCGTTGATTGCTGATATCGCCTATCTTGATAGAGCGGTTGCCAACTATCTCTCCAACCTTGATGCTATTATTCAGGACCAGACTTTCTCACAGCTTGTTATTCCTGCTGATGCAGTTGCTTTCAGCGATACGGATGAAGACAACCTTGGTAATAAACTCCTAGAGTTCGGCACTAAGCGTATCTTCCTGTACAACGGTGAAGCTGCAAACAAGCCTGAGTTCATTTCTCCTGACCCTAAACAGGCTCAGGTTATCCTTGCTATGGTCAATAAGATCATCAACGAGATTTACCACTCTGTTGGTATGGCTGGTGAACGTACCAAGGAAGACAATGCAACCGGTATTGATAATAGCTCCGGTGTTGCAAAGGCATACGACTTTGAGCGTATGAACGCTATGCTTGCTACAAAAGCACAAGCCCTAGAATTCTGTGAGAATAGAATTGTTAGACTAGTGAAAGCATGGAACGGCGAGAAAGTAAACCTAGAAGATGTTGAAGAATACGTAACCTATTCTAGAGACTTTGACGTTCGTAACCTAAGTAATGAGTTTGACATTGCTAACAACCTTGCTATAATTCAAGGACCAAAGTTACTACGTCAAGAGCAAATGAAAACTCTTGTGGAGAAGCTTTACCCTCACCTAAGCAAAAAGCTTAGAGAGGAAATCGAGAAAGACATTGATAAAGAGTGGTTGAAGGAACCAACGCCCGAAGAGATTGCGGCAATGGGAGTCCAGAAATCACCGTTACCAAAGTCAACTGGTAGGCAGGGCCAGAATAACAAACCCGCAAGCTAGGTCGAGTGATAGACCAAAGATATACCAAGAGAAAGGTAGAACATGACTGAAGAAGAAATCGCAGCACAACAGGCTGCTGAAGCAAAAGCTGCTGAAGAAAAAGCAGCGCGTGAAGCGGAAGAAGCTCGCAATGAGCTAAAGAAGAAGGCCGCTGACGACAAAGACAACAAAATCTCTGATGCAGAAGCTAAGTTGCTCAAGGAAGTAATGAAGCTGAAGGAAAAGGCTAAGGCCGAAGAGGAAGCCCGTAAGAAGCTTGAAGCACAGTATTCAGGTATTGACCTAGAAGCTGCTAGAGAAGCACTTAAGGCCGCTGAAGAAGCAGAGACTAAGAAGCTTGAAGCTAAGGGTGAGTACGAAAGACTACTCGCTAAGCAGAAAGAGAAAGCTGAAGCCCTTCTAGAAGCTGAGCGTAACCGCGCTAAGGAAATGGAAGAGAAGCTAGCACAGGCTATGAGGTCTGTTGATGAGCTATCCCTAGGTAATGCATTTGCTAATTCAAAGTTCATCCAAGAAAAATTGGCACTAACTCCAAACAAGACCAGAGCATTATACGCTCCACACTTTGAAGTAGAGAATGGTAAGCTAGTTGCTTACGATAAGCCTAGAGGTTCTACAGAACGTACTCCACTAATCAATGCTTCCGGTGATTCAATGTCATTTGAAGAAGCTATTGCTGAGATTATCAATAACGACCCTGACAAAGATTATCTTATCAAGGCTGATACTAAATCCGGCGCTGGTTCTAAAGGACATAATGTAACTGACCGCAGTAATGTTGAGAAAAAGGTCTTAGACCCTGTTGCAAGAATTGCTGAAGGACTAAAAAATCCAAAGAATTTCGCTCATAGCGGCAAAGATAACATCTTTGGCGATTAAAATACTATTGTAATAACTAAATAAGTGGTATATCATTACCTTCGTATTAACAAAAACGGAGTTTGATATGCCACTATTAAGAGCAGACGCAGAAAGACTATCTAATAACCAACTAGTTTCTGGCGTCATTGAAGAAATCATTAAGCGTGACGCTCTCTATGCGTTGCTCCCTTTCGTTGGCACTAACCATAAGGCTTATGTGTACAACCGTGAAGGTACCCTACCTACCATTAACTTCTATAACGAAAACGAATCAATCGGCGAAGGCGCACCGACCAATACGCAAGTAACGGTCACTCTCAAGATCATGGCCCACAACGTTGATATCGACAAGTTCCTTGCAGGTACTATGAACGATACCAACAATCAGGTTGCTGAAGCTCTTGCAGGTGCAGCTAAGGCTGTTGATATGAAGTTCCGTGACACGCTTGTTAATGGTGATACTGCTGTAGATGCCAAGTCATTTGATGGTATGAAGAAGCTCACTGTAGCTGGTCAGACCATTGCAATTGGTACTAACGGTGGTGCAATTACTTTCGATAAGCTTGATGAGCTTATCCACCTTGTTCCAAATCGTCCTGATGCGCTTATCATGCGTTACGGCACCTATCGCGCCCTTAAGGCTCTTATGAGAACTTCTGGCGGTATGGTTCCTGAGCAGCTTAAGCTTCGTGACTTTGATGGTACCGTTCCAGCTTATGATGGTCTTCCAATCATCCTAACTGAGTACCTACCTTCAAACGAAACTAAGGGTACAGCAGCAGGTATTTGTACCTCTGTTTACGCTGCACGTTTCAACACCAGTGACGGTCTACATGGTATCTATGGCGACCCAACTGCCGGTGTAGTTGTTGAGAACCTTGGTACCCGTGAGAGCTATGATGCTTGGAGATATCGTCTTAAGTGGTACGTTTCACTTGCCCTTAAGTCAACCAAGAGCATTGCTCGTCTAGAGGGTGTTACCAACGTCTAACTTGTTTAGAAATGGTAATTACGTTATACTAGGGTGGCACTTTCGGGTGTCACCCTTTTTTTATTTATTCAAAGGATTTTTATGTCAAAAGTTAGAATTACTGTTCCCGGTTGGGATAGGTTTACTGGTCTACTAGGAGTCATTCCATTTGAGGATGGTGTTTCTACCAGAGAACTAATCCCCCAAGAGAAATCAAGACTAGGCGCTATTCTTGGTATTGAAGATGTTGATGGTGGTCAGGTTGGTGCTGGTGTTGATATGGCAAAGATTTACAATGTCTCTGCTGAAGTTAAGCCTGTAGAGCCAAAACCTGTTGCTCCTAAACCAGAAAAGGTACTACAATACAATCGTGAAAAGCTAGAAGCTATCGCTGAAGAGGGTGGCATTAAAGCTATTCGTGAGATTGCTGCTAAGTTCGACGTTAAAGGCGTTGAGATTAGTAAGATAATTGATGAGGTTATTGAGGCTCAAAAGAAAGCTGACTAATGGAAGAATTTGCATCTAACACTGACGTTCAAATTGAAGTTCCATATGAATATAATGGAAACGCACTAACTCTTACTGGTTTTGAATATGAAGTGTTGGATGCAACTTCTACTGTACTTCTACCAAGACAAGCTGACCCTACTTTCAGTGCGTCCGATACATCATCTATCCTAACCATCCCTGAAGCTATTAACACTACAACGGCCAAGAGGGACGTTAGGCTTCTCAATTGCTATCTGATTACTACAGCCGGTGAATACATTGTGTCACAGGTCTATCTTCTTAAGGGGAATCAGCTTCTCCTTACTCCGCTAACAGATAGCTTCATGACCTTCCCTCAGAGCCTTTTGACTCGTGCCGGTATGGCAGAGCCACAAGAATACTTTGATGCTCTCTCAGATGAACTTAAAGCTGTTGCTCTAGAAGAGTCATTCAATAGAATTGCAAAGTGTAAATTCAAAGTGGGTACTACTACTATCCTAGACATTAAGGCACTAACTCTATCAGAGTTCAATGCCCTTGATGCAAGTTTCCTAAATGACCTACGTAAGGCTCAAATTGCTGAAGCCAATCTAATCGTAGAGAATAGCCCAATCAGAGATAAGATACGCGCTGGTATTATCTCAGAAACGATTGGCGAAAGTTCCATGTTCTTTAAGCAATCCGGTGTTCCTGTTAGCAGGAGCGGACTGTCTGATGATGCAGAATTGTATCTGAAACGATGGTTGTATCTAGATACCGGTAGCTCACAAACATGGCGACTAAACAGGGCATAATGGGACGCCAAGCCGAATTCAACGCAATCTCAAATGAAGTAGCACTTCGCTACACAAGCTTTCTAGAAACTATCTTATCTGCATACAACCGGACCATCCTATCAGCAGATATAACAGCGCGTTCAATAGATACTTTCAAGAAAGAAGTAGCGAACATTCACAAGCATTACCTTGAGAGGGAAATCAAGGAGCTTGTGAGTGCTTATGAGAAGCTGAAGACCATGATTGACCTAGACACTCAACAGGTAGCAGTGAGCGTAACAGCAGATGATGAGTGGGCCACTTACTTAAGTGAGAACACTAACTTCCTCTACGATGCTATCAAGCTACAGTCTTCTAAAGATGTTCTGTACGTAAACAACTTCCTTCGTGCCAAGGTACTACAGGTAATGTCCATGAATGACTATCAGGTTGCCTACAACCTAGTGTTCAATCATCGGGACTTGTCTTTCTATTACACTGACAAGCTAGGTAGGAAAATCAATTCAGTGAAGTACATGCGTACCGCTGCTAGAGATTACCTAGTAAAGAACTACAATGATTTAGTTGCTGGTTCTGCTATTCTTAATGGGATAGAAGAAGTTGTAATTGAGAACGTAGATAAGAACCATGAGCATAATGGTAAAGTCATTGCAGTTACCGGCAATGATGGTGTAAACTACTTTGATATTCGTGAAGACATATTCCACCCTAATAGTAATTCAATAGTAAGGTTAACATAGTGACGTTCATTCCGAATCGCGTTGGACATATACGTAGGAAGTCTAAAACATCTGATGTATTCGGACAGCCTAACTATGGAAAAAAGGAAGCCATGCGCTTTGCGTTGGTTAGGTTTGATACAAACACTGAAGACTCCACGGTTCGTGCTGATAGCTCTGCTACCAGAGGTAACATCAAAGAGTTCCACAGTACTGGTAGAATTCTGACTGTGGTTGCGACACTTCCTAAGTGGGGAGACCTGATTATCTTTGATGGTAAGGTCTTTCGTATTAGAGAAGTGGAACCAAGGTACAATGTACAAGGTAAACTAGACCACTACGAAATTGACTTTGAAAAATCAGAAGATAGATTTGGAGACGAAACCTAATGGCAATGCGATACTCAAGCCAGTTCAATCTGGATAAACTAAGACAGAATCTCTTTGCTCGTAAGGGACGCTTTGAGAAAGATATGCGTGATGCTGCTGAGCAAGGTGCAGAACTAATCATGGCTAAGAGCCAAAGCAACGCTCCGGTAGATACACATAACCTTGAAGAAGCTCATCACATTAAACAAACTGTTACTGATGCTGACCATGTGCGCTTCACTGTTGAAGTTAGCGGTGTAGGTTTCGGTTCTGACGACCCTAGGGACGTTGATAACTATGCTATGGAAATGCATGAGAACTACGAAGACTACAAGATGGGTGAGAAGAGTGAAGCCAAAATGGCAGCGGGCCATGAAGTAGGCTCTAAGTACCTAGAACGTGCAGTAGAGTCAGAAAAGGGTAAGGCTGTTGATCTTATCAGGCAAGCGGCGAGAAAGAACTTTAAGTAATGTACGAAGTAGAAGATATCGTAACCCTTATAGAACAAGCTGGCGCTGGTACAGCGGCTATTGATATCTTCGCGTACTCAGCCCCGGCTGACGCTAAGGCTTGCATTATTGTTTATCCATCTAATGACCCGCCAGCAATCAACCCCGAGACCCCTTTCTACATGAAGGGAAGGTTTCAGGTTATCATTCGTCATTATGACTACGCTACTGGTATGGAGCTTTCCAAGACTATCTCCAATGCTCTTACCTTCTACAACACTGAGACTACCTTAATGACTATTAAGGAATGTCGTCCCCTCTATCAGGTTCGCGTCTATCGTAGGTCTGGTAGTGGTGAGATTGAATTCAGTGTTACTTATCAGATTACTTACGTTCAAAAGTAGTTTTACTTATTATTGCATTATGCTATACTCCTTAGAATTGTTTCTACTTTGGAGTTAGCTAGATATGCCATATACTAATACAAACGCAAATAACGTTCGTCTAGGTACTTGCTCAGTGCTTTTCGGTGCAACTGATCTTGGACTTACGAAAGGCGGCGTTGAGGTTGAGCTTCAGACTCAATCATACAAAATCGTTGTTGACCAGTTCGGTTCAACAGAGATTAACGAATACATCACTGGTAGAACTTGCATGGTTAAAGTGCCTATGGCTGAGACCGATGTAACACTTCTCAGTGAAGTTATTCCCAATTCAACTCTCATTTCTGACAACGTGACCCCGACTA